CTTGCAGACATATAATCTCCTAATTAAGTAGTGGGTGTACCCGGCTTTGTAAAGAATCCTTTGCACACACTCGGTTTTATTAGTGTTGGCTTCAACACCCACTACACTTTATTTATTACTTACCGATTGAATAGTTCGTCAAACGCGGATGAAGCATCATCAACAGTAGTAGTCTGTTTTAAAGTTTCCTTTGAAATAGTCTCTACAGTTTCTTCTTTCTTCATTTCACCATTAGTAGATTTATCAGTATTACCTTCAGCAGAAGGATTCAACCATTCATTTAGAACATTAGTAAGGTCATCATATGAAAGTTCATTATAAACTTCATTCAAATTAACTTGATTTTCTAATGCAGTTTCCATCAGTTTTGAATCTTCTGAAATAGGAGTCTGATTTGGTTTAACACGAATAGCGGTAGTTGGAAAAGATTTTCCAGTTTCCTCTGCAGTCTTAAACTCTACTACAACATCACGGCCACTTACTGCGTCTGCAATATCACCATAATCAGGGTCGGTAATGATAGAAAGAAGTTCTTGATAAACTGTTTTACCAAAACCCCAAAATTTGACACCATCATTCTCTGCTCCACGAACAAGTACAGGTGCAAAAGTTCTCATTTTGGCTTCAAGTTTCTTTCCAAGTCTCCAATCTTCACGATTACCAGATGATTTCAATTTATCAGCGAACTCTTCAACTGGGTCAGGGCGACCAAAAGAAATCGGTGATATATAGGTACGTCCACCTAAATCATAATGAAAATACAACTCGATAAAAGGTGTAGATTTATTAAATTTAAAGGGTACAATTCTTACGACTTGTTTTCCTGGTTGTGGTTTCCAAAGGTTATTGGAACGTTGATTTGTTGTTTGTAACTGATTTAAGCGATTCTTAATTGCTTCAATATCCATTTTATATTCTCCGTGTTATTATTTGTTATTTATTATTTTTTAATCAAGATAACCTTGATTCTATAATAATATATATCTGGGATGCTAACTAAACACCCAAGCTTTTTTTGTATTATTTCTATCATAACACTTGTAATTTATAACTACGAATGGTAAACTATCCAAATTATAGCCTTCTTGAGTTATTCCTCTTTGAGTTACTTGAGCTTCTCTATCTTTTCGAGTAAATATCCAAATACCTTTTCCTGTTTTTGTAGTCTTATCAATTACATTAAAATCTTTTTCATATGATTGCATATCAACTATAACTTCTTTATGGCCTGGGTCATCATCAAAAGATGATGCGTGTGGTAAAGGAAATGTCCACAAAATATTTTTACTTATTCTACAAACTTCATCAACAAAAGTTTTCATATATTCTTGTGGTATATGTTCAAGTGTTTCTGAACACCACGCCCAATCCCATTGTTTATTTTTAAAATCTGTACCATCAATAACATCTTGACAATAATCAACTCTATCACCTGGCCTTATATCTAAATTTTTATATTTGTTACATCGAGTCTGTAAAACACCTTTGTATGGTGCCGTACTACCACCACCTACATCGAGTATTGATTCGGCTCCCCGTGGTGGCAAATACATTAGAAAAAATCTTATAACATTTTCTACATTTTTGTGTGATGAAACATCAATCATAATAACCCTTTTAATAAAAAAGGGTTCGGTTGGTTTTTATGTTTGTTTATAGTGGAAACTAAAAATCGGTTGAACCCTTTTTAATATTTCGAAAATTTGGGGATGTGAGACTTGCGATTACTCACAACTTTCAGCTCAGATTTATCGTACCTTGTACCTAACACCCAAAAGTTACTTCGGTTATTCTAATAGATGGTTAATCTACGTTGAATCGAGTACAACCTCTGTGCTATTACCTTATCTCTCTGAGATTAGATTATTCGGTCACGAAGTAGGAATTTGGTTTTACCCGTACCTACAACAAGGTTAAAGAATCGCGTTCTTTAGATTTTTCTGAAAGTACATTCCAAGTCGTATGTCTACAAAACTAATGACACCACATTCAGCGTCGAGTTAGTCACCACAACTTCTTGGTAGATTGTCTTATGGGCTTCCTCTGATACCCATTATTCGACCAATCCCATAGAGAGATAATTACTCTCTCCACTTTCCATTCTCAATTTGTCAAAAAACTAAAACTTATAAATATATATATATATTCAAAGTTCAAAACGTTCAAGCTAATTTTATTTAAAACCGATTTAAGCTTTGATTATTCTTATTTCCAGTTGAGATAATAAATTATTTATCTTTTCTAACCCTGGATGATTGGGATTTATTTTTATCAACTCTTCTTTTTTATTTCGTAACTTACCATATGCTTTCTGTAGGTCTATTAGAGCAATACCTCTCATACTTCTTCTATAATATAAGTGATGTAATGCTTCATCTTCCGCTTCAGCTCCACGAACACCAGCCACTTGCGTTATGTTCTCTACTTCATATTCTATGGTTTCCCCTATTTCTACTATCTCATTCCAGATAGTATTTTCCCACATGGCATCCATATCCAATTCAGTATCTATGTTGTCTATTTCTTCTTGTCGTTTTCTCTCTTCTTCTAATTTTTTTCTATGTCGTTTTTCAAGGACAATGGCAAATGTAGAATCGGAATATGCAGATGCTAATGAATCACATTCACTTAACCAGTCACCATAATTTTTCCAACTGGGTGAACCATAATCATCTCTATGCTCTGTATCATCACAAGGGTGACCCCTGAATTGTCCATTGTATTTTTCTTGTGAGTATGTTATGCTTAAAAATAATATTATTGTTAAATATTTCATTAAAATAACTCCGGTTCTTCTGATAAAGTAAATGTTAGCGAATCATAAGTATAACCCCATACTTCATAATTGTTTCTCTTATGTAATAAAATAGGAGAGTTGGGGTCACTTAAATTAAATCTCCATTCATTCCTTTCAATCGGGTAACCAATTGTTAAGTTTATTATAATATTACGAGTTCTACCAACTACGGATAATGGATTGTAAGGCCAGCTTTCAACTCCAGTATCTAAAAATCTATCTTCAGCAACATCTTCTAATCCTTCCCATATATCATTTACGAATGATTTCTCGGCCCTTATTTCCGCACTCGCTACAATACTCATATACTTAGGTATAGCTACGGCTGATAGTATTCCCATTATAATAATGATCATAATCAATTCAATGAATGAAAATCCTCTACGATTATTCATTAAATAGAGTACCTGTAGGTTTCGTTATAAGATGGGCTATCAATGTCAATATCCTTTAATATGATTGTGTGTTTCAATGTTCCATCACTATCAATTTCATTTAATGTTTCATAATAAAATGGAGTGTCTTGGGAGTTTTTAGGAACTCTTCCTGTACTAAATAAATCTTTTGGTGCTATATTAGAAATGGTTGAATCAATAGGAGAGTTAGTCCATTCATCATCCATTAAACGATCTGAATCAGTTGAACTGGGTGGAAAGTGTGGATTTCCTACCATATGTTGTCGATAGTAATAATGAAAGAATGTTTCTCGTATTACATTGATATTTGCAATGTTAATATCTTTCTGAGTTTGACTTTGAACGCTACTTAAACGAGGAACAGCCACACTAGCTAAAACACCCATTATTGAAATCGCAACAACCAGTTCGTTTAAAGTAAACCCATTATTTTGTTTAATCAATTTTAGGTTCATGGTATGTCCAAATTTAAAAAAAAGGCTCCACGGAATGAAGCCTTTATTGATGTTTTAAGATTTACTAAATACTTGAACCTGCATCTCTACCACCGAGTGTTCCAACGGCTTCAAGACCAGAGGTTGTTACACCTTGAACATAATCCCAATGGTGAAGTGAATTATCCCCACGCATATGAGTTATAGAATTAGATGTTGTATTGAATGTCCATTCAGAATCAGAGTCAGCATCTGTTATGTCGGTTGAATAACCAGATGGTGATGTGTCCAATGCTAAAAATGGATTTACAGGCCAACTTCTACGACCATTATCTAATAATTGTTCAGTTGCATATGTTTCTAAACCAGATTTAATGCTCGAAATCACAGCATTTTCAGCCGCTTGTTCAGCTCTTTCAACAGTAGCTGTATATCTGGGGATTGCTACAGCCGCAAGAATACCGAGTATGATTGTAACCATAATCAATTCAATGAGCGTGAATCCTTTGTTGTTTTGTGTGTTTGTTTTCATTTTATTCTCCTATGAATAATTGTTCTTACGGTTTATATGAAGTGTTATAAGCGGCGGGATTTACCAAGTCTGCAATATAAAGTGTTGGGGCTTCAGCACCCATTCCAGGAACAACAGCATAAATGTAATGTCCATCCTGAAAGGGGGAAGCAATAGCTTCACCACCAAAAGATTGCATCCATTCAATTGAACCCACATAAGTACCATCATCATCAGCTGCTATACTATGACTACCAACGTTTGCTGGTAAGATAAAAGCATCCTCATGTGCAAGTCCAAATACAGATACAAATCCAGCACCTTTAGCACTTGTATAGCTATCAAATAATTCAATGTCAGCTTCAATTGCGTCTTTAGCGGCTTCAATCTCAGCTAAAGAAGAACCAATGGCACCGTATGTTCCAACGGGATTAGTATATTTATCTTGTCCNGGGAAACGACCTTTTTTCTCTTCAGTTGCAGTCATGTTGTAAAAGTTACTAGCAGCTTGAGCAATCATATCCATGTTAGAACTTGTTTTNTGTTTTTCAGCACCAGCACCAACACCNGAAAATTTAGGTGCAGCAACCGTTGCCATTGTGCCCATCATTGCAGTAACAACGGCAAATTCGGCAAGTGAAGCACCTTTGTTACTCTTTAAGTTTTTAATTAAGTTTTTGAACATTTCAGTTCTCCTATTAGTTAGTTAATTACCTATATGATACAAAAACTATACCAAAGTACCCTATTTTAGAAAAATAATTTAATTTATTTTTAAGTTGTTATATATTTGAATCTATGGGAGAGTAATATTTTACTTATTTGAGTGGCATTTTATACTGTAACATTTTGATAGTATCGTTGCGATACAAGTTGTAACATTACGTATTACTACTTACTAATGCACTTGAAACTTGAGTACTCAATAAAGATTGAATCGTAAAATATAAACTTGGATTTCTTGTTAATAATTCTTTAAATTGTTCTTGTTTCCATACCAAACATTCCGTATCGTGTTTAACCACACAAGTAGCCGTTGCTGGTTTCTCTGTAAGAAATGACATCTCACCAATAAACTGACCATCTTTAAGTTCTGCTACTTTTTTATCATCTACCGATACATCAATAGTTCCATTATATATTAAATTTAAAGTAGATACTGCGTGTCCTTTTTGTGTTATTACTGCTCCAGATTTGAAATGTATCCAATCTGCTAGCTTTGTTATCTTCAAAAATTCAACTGGTGTCATATTTTTAAACATTGTCTCATATAGTTCTTTATGTTTAGGTGACATATGAACAGGACGTTTTTCATATATGATAACTGATATGTGATATAAATTCAATGCCACAAATACAAAATTCCATCCGATTGGAATCCACATTGGTTCTACGGGTATTACCCAATTATAAAATACTGAAAATAAACTAGCTAATATTGATACTATTCTTAACCAAAAAATATCCTTTACTAAAAACGAAAAGGCTATTAACCCAAAGGCCAGATGACCAGCTACGATTGCAACGTTCATACACTAAAATACATCTTCCGCCAACACATCATCTATTGCAGAGTTAATATCACCCACTTCAATATCTATCTCACCATCCATATCGGCTTTCCAAACTTCTTTTTTACTACCATCAAAGAATAAAGCTATTGATGGGTAATTTCTAATTCTTAACTTCTTACAAATCTTTTTAACATCAGATGATTTAGCTTCTATTATAATAGCATCTTCATGTCCTTTAACACCTTTAAATAAACCTTCATCCAAATCTTTCTC